ACGGCGCACCGCGCTACACGTTGAATTTCTCCCTGGACACGCAGAAGCCCGCGATCGATCCCCTGCGGGACATGCTCAGCTGCTTCCGGGGATACATCGTGGCGCGCGACAAGATCCGGCTCTGCGTCGACCGGAGCGTCTCGGCGCCTTCGAAGACGATCACGGCGGACAACATCGTTCGCGGGTCGTTCAGCTGGTGGCAGAAACCGGACGCGGATACGCTCAATCGGATCACGATCGAGTGGGTCGACCCTGAAAACTACTACGAGCGGACGACGACGGCATTCGAGTGGTGGGACGATATCGTCCGCCGCGGCATCCACGAAAAGAAGTACAGCCTGCTCGGCATCACGAACGCGGCGCAGGTCGGGCGCATGGGGTACGCGCTCCTGGAGGCGTCGAAGAAGGTCATCGACTTCTGTTCCTTCTCGGTTTCGCTGAAGGACTGCGATATCGAAGCCGGCGACGTCATCGCCGTTACCTACGATCTGCCGGGCTGGACGCGGAAGTGGATGCGCGTGGTGGCGGTCCGGGACGACGGAAACACGGACTGCGCGCAGCTCACGTGCTCGGAGTACGTCGCGTCATGTTATGACGACAGCGCGCTCGACGTGCCGCGTCCCGATCCCGACAATCCTCCGGTCAACCGGGACGACGTCTTTGCCTTGACTCTTTCGGATGTCGGTTACCTGGAAGGGGACGGAAGCTGGATCCCCATCGTACGGGCGGAGTGGCAGAATCCGTCCTCCTTCACGCCTTCGGCGCTGCGCGTTCGCTATCGCTACGACGACGATCCGGAAGGGGAATGGAAGCTTCACCTGGACACGTCGTCTCTCGTCACGCAGACGGACATCAAAGGACTTGAATCGGGAAAGACGGTTACTGTATGGGTGAAGGCGGTCAAGAGCGGCGGCTCCGAGACGGATGGAGTGCAGGCCGCGATGCTCGTCGGGAAGGATACCACTCCGCCCGGCGCGCCGACATCGCTGACGGCGACAGGGTGGTTCGGTTCGATATGGCTCACCTGGGTCAACCCGACGGACGCGGATCTCAAGCATGTCGAGGTTTGGGAATGCGACCACGACACGCTTGCGGACGCAGTGAAGATCGCCGAGGTTCCCGGTACGAGCTACAACCGCTATCTCGGCTCGTTCGCCGGACGGTATTACTGGGTCAGGGCGGTCGACTTCAGCGGTAACGTCTCGCAGTGGAACGCGGAAGCCGGAACGTACGGGTATTCCGACATAGAAAATGCCAAGGATTTCTGGGACCGGTTGCTTCAGATAACGGAAGTCGCCGCAGCCGTCGATTGGCTCAAGCAAACCATCCCAAGTCTTGCGGAAAGCCATATCAAAACGTTGCTGGGTGATGCCGACGAATCGTGGAAAGCGGCACTCGAACAAAGGAAACAGGAAAAAATCGCCGAGATGCAGATCCAGGGGGCCTTGGCGGATTTCGACGACTACAAGTGGAGTCTCGCAGCGATCACGGAAGAGAAGACGACTCGGGAAACGGAAAACGAGGCCATTGCGTCGTGGGTCCGCTCCGTTGCGGCCATGATTGGAAACCCCGACAACCCTGCGGATGGTACCGTGTTTGCCGCGCTCAGGGAGGAACTGACTGCTCGCGCCGCTGCCGACGAAGCGAGCGCGAAGCGCATCGAGACGTTGGAGGCGGCTATCGGCGATCCCTGGAATCCCGGAGCGGGGACGATCTACGCGGCCCTGCGGGACGACAGAGAGGCGAGCGTTACCAGAGACGAGGCCCTCGCTCGGGATATCCAGATCGTTTCCGCAGGGATAGGCGATCCTGTTTCTCCTGTCGCGGGAACGGTTTTCGCGGTCATTGCCGACGAGAAAACGGCTCGCGCCGCTGCGGACAGCGCCTTGGCATCGCAACAGACAACGCTCCAGACGCAGTTGGCGGGGAACACCGCCAGCATCCAGGAGCTCCTGCAATCGGTTGACGGCATCAGGGGACAATGGGGAATTCTCCTGGACATCAATGGCCGGATCACAGGGTTGACGCTCATTGGCGGTCAAAGCCACACTTCAATGGTATTCAAGGTGGATAGTTTCATCGTCCAGACGCCGGACGGCGACGTGCCCCCGTTCATGATCGGGACCGTCGACGGTCAACTTCGTACGGTCATCCGAGACACGTGGATTCAGGATGCGGCTATCAAGTCCGCCAAGATTAAGGACGCCGCCGTCGAGACCCTCAAGATTGCCGGAAACGCCGTATCCGTCATGGCGGCGCAATCTCCGACGAGCACGATCGAGTGGACGACGGACGAGTACAAGACGGTCGCGTACGTGCAACCGTCGCTCCTCGTCGGGTTCCCCGTGCTCATACAGTTTTCCTGCAACGTTCACGTTGGAGAGTGTACCGCCATGGTGCGGCTGTTGCGCAACGGCAGCGTCGTCAGCGGGCAGTCGGACATCACGATCGCTCAGTACGGAGATTCGGCGCGCTTCGGCGCAGTCTACAGCTACCAGGACCAGGCTCCATCGACTGGAACTGTGCGCTACGAGATCCAGATGAAAAAATCCGGCGGCTTGTATCTTGCGCTGTATACGCGCTCGATGTGGGCGCTCCATACGAAGAGGTGACATCATGTATATCTGGACGGACTTCAACGAACAGGGTTGTCCGATAGCGGTGAACAAGAACAGCTCCGGCTACACGCCGGGGGGTGGAAGGTGGGCGATAGGCGAGTACGACGCTTCGTTCTATATGACCGACGCCGGAGCTGTCGTTCCGCGCCCTGCAATGGGTGTCTCCATTGCAATGATTCCAGGAGGTTTTCGGTTGACCGGGCTGCCACGGCCGTGCAGGGTTAAGGTGAACGGGTGGACGTGGGACGTTCCGGACGGGGTGTTCGAATACACGACGCCGATCGACGGCCCGCACGAGATCGAGGCGTACGTCTGGCCGTATCTCGACTGGCGGACATCTGTGGAGGTGAAGCGCGATGCGGGTGGCGTTTAGGCCGACCGACGAAGAAATCCGCGAGCGGAGACGCCGGGCGTATCTGGAACGTTATCCGATCGGGGACCAAATGGAAGCGTTGACCGAGGCCGCAATGGGACGGCCGGAAAAACTGGATTCGATGAAGGAAGGCCTTGCGAAAATCCGCAAGGCCTTCCCCTTTTGCAGGGGTGATGGATAGATGGCCGGCGCAGCGTGGTACGTCGACGGAACCGTAACGGTAACACAGGGGAGCGCTACGGTCATCGGGGTGGGAACGTACTGGATCACGCAGGTTAAGGTCGGAGACGCGTTTGCACTTCTGTCCGGCGGCGGCGTATCAAAGTTCTACGAGGTTTCGGGCGTCATCGACAACACTCACCTGGAATTGAAGAACGCCTATGCGGAAGAAGGGGCAATAGGCCGACCTTACGCCGTCATTCGCAATTTCAGTGGAACGTGGAGCATGACGGAACAGATTGCGGCCGACCTTTCGGCGCATATCCGCGAATTCCGGATCTTGCTTGAGCGCAATTTGAAGGGGGACAAAGGCGATCCTGGGAAGGACGGGAACAGTATCCTTTCGGGCACGGGCTCGCCTTCGGCGAACCTTGGCGTTGATGGAGACTGGTATATCGACTCGGCGACAACGGGGTTTTACCGGCGAGAAGGCGCGGCGTGGATTCTCAGGGCGATGCTCAAGGGTGAAAAAGGCGACGCCGGAACTGCCGGCAGCGTATGGCTCTTCTCCGTCTCGGATCCGTTGGTATCCGCAGGTCTCATGAACGATTACCACCTGAATACCGTTTCAGGGGACGTGTTCCGACGCGAAACGAGCGGATGGACGAAGATCGGCAACATACGAGGACCGCGCGGATTGCAGGGAGAGCCTGGAATACAGGGAAATCCGGGGCCGAAAGGAGACGCCGGAGCGGCCGGCTCGAAGTGGCATTCCAGCTCCGGAGCGCCGAGTGGCGCTTTGGGGGCGGACGGAGACTGGTGCGTTAACATCGCCGTGTCCGGCAATGGTGATGTATACCAGAAGCTTTCCGGGGCATGGGTTCTCAAAGGCAACATGCGAGGGCCGCAGGGGCTTCAGGGACTGAAGGGCGACCCGGGAATAAACTGGCGCGGGAGCTATAGTCCGATTGTGGATTACATCCCCGGGGATGGAATGACGAACGGCGGAAGCAGCTATCTGTGTCTCGCGCCCTGCAAAGGAGCGGCCCCGTCCGAAGGCGGGGACTCCAACTGGCTCCTGTTGGCACGAAAAGGGCTGGACGGCACGGGAGCGGGGGACATGTCGAAGGCCGACTACGATCCGGACGGTGATGGAAAGGTATCCTCTGCGGCGCATGCGGATACGGCCACGACGGCTACCAGCGCGAACAATGCGGCGCGCGCGGCTGCAGCGGATACGGCGGATAAAGTCGATTGGGAAGGCGTCATGAATCAGCCTCCGACGTATCCTCCCTCGCTTCATGGTATGGGATCGCATACGCCGTTCACGCTCGCGGAGCTTAACTCCAAGCTATCTGACGCAGACCTGACGCCGTTCCCGACCATCGGTGCGGCGGATGGGCTCAAGGTTATCAGGGCAAAAGAGGACAAGACAGGATACGAACTGGCGGAGATCAAAGGCGGCGGCGCACTCGTCCTGACGCTCGCACATAGTAGTGAGGATAAGTCCACGACGAGCGCGACGTATGAGGATTTGTACTCCGGTTCGATCATCGCCCGTTCTGCGTGGCACTCCGCCACGTTCTTGGCGCTCGTCCAACGCTCCGGCGCGGGGCAGGTGCGCGTTACCGTCACGGACGGGACGCATACGGCGCAAGTCGAGGGTGCGGCGTTCACAGCCGAGGGGCAGGACGCACTCGTTCTCGACTGTTCGACGCTCAACGACAACGCGGTCTGGACCATCACGGTCGCGGCGCTGACCTCAGGCGGAAGTGCCACGATCTCTCGTATCAAAATCACTGCCGACCCGGTGGACGCGTTCTCCCCGCCGTTTGTGGCGTCAGGGACGGGTGGGTCTACCAACACCACGACTTGGGCAGAACTTGCAAGTGCGAGCGTCCTCCCGACCGCGCTCCAGCCGGACGGACTGTCAGGCGTGATCCTCTCCGGCGCGGCGACGCTCACAGGCGCGACCGGCGCGGAGGTCCGCGTCACGGTGTCCGGTACGGTTGGCGCGACCACGACGAGCGAAACGGCGACTGCAACGATTACGGCGTCGGGCGTGTTCCGCCTCGACTGCCGATATCCGGCGATCGCGGCGGCGACGATGGCGGTGCGCATCGACGGACGTGTGACGGCGGGAACGGGGACACTCGCGCTCCCGACGTGGCAACTCAACATCGAACAGTAGGGGGATGACGGTATGAGCCAAATAACGAATGCGACCACCGTGATCGTCAGCACGGATACGACGCT